TCGCAGCGTTTAGTTTTCTTTTTCATTTTCATCTCCTTTTTCTAGGGCTTGTTTTTGGGCTAGTAGCCCTTTGTATTCCTCGCGAAGCTCGGGAAGAGCGCTATCGTTGCCGATGAGTATCGCATGGCGGATATAGTTTTCGGTTTCCTCTATTTGAGCATTGACGTCGGCTAGGGCTTGAGCGTCTTTCTCCTCTTGAGAGAGCTCTTCTATCTCAAAGAATATCCTGAAGCTATCTTTTGTCTCTTCGCTTTTTAGAACGAGTTTTTTATTCGGGTCGTCGTTGCTGGGCACTGGATCTTCCGTCACCCTCTTGTATCCGTTTTTTACGAGATCGTCATTGCTCAAAAAGGATACGTACATGAGCCCATCGTTCGTTTCTATGAGTTCAAGCTCTTGGGTTTGTTTTGTTTTGGTATTGTATAGTTTCATTTTCATTCCTCTACTTCTATTTTGATGCTATAGAAATTGACATGGCGACCGTTGTTTACCACGCAACGTCTTTGTATTTTGATAGTAGTATCGTTTAGAATTTCTATTTTGACGTATAGAGTGCAATATTCCTCGCCATTGTCGTTTCGATACGCCTTATGTGCTGCTCCGGCTGAGCCTAGGAAGTTGGCTAGGGGATATGATACCGATCTGGTATTGCTACCGTTGCCCGGTATTTCTTGAACAGTCGTGATCTTTAGCTTGCTGATTTCCTTGATGTTGCCTTTGGTGGATACTTGGTCGGTATACACCTGCCCACCACCATCAAAGTATTTAGACGCGTTTTCGGAGAAAAGGACGTCAGCTTTTTGATATATCTGTTTTTGGACTCCTGATAGCATATACCACATCACACTCGTCCTATACTGATATATCCGTCGTGCCAAACAAAATATGCAAAGGTTTCTGTTGCTTGGAGATTTGTCGGTGTTGTTCTCCATTTTATGTTTGAGGCATATCCTGTTATATTCGCAGCAGCATTGCTTAGCGTAATTACCCCACTTTGTCCTTTGATACCGTTGTTTAGGGATAGTACTCCACTACCTGTTAGCGTAAGCTCAAAGTTGTCAGCCTTTGATAAATCAATAGTAGGGTTTGCTTGACTTGCTGTATACACAGAAGTAGCGTTCCGACGATCTAGCTTAAAGAGTTTTAGAGTCTCGCTAAACTTATCTGCCTTTACAGCTCTTAGCCAGTTCTGCCCGTCTTGTTGCGTGTGCCTGAATATTATTTCGTTTGAAGGAGCAAACAAGTAACCTTGTTCGTCAGCAGACATTTTAAACTGAGTAGCTTCAATGTGTCTACCCGCAAAATCTCCGTTACTGTTTCTTAAAACCGCTGTGTCAGGATAACTCCCAACAGTTAAAGCAGCCGCTACAATGCTCCATCCGATTGTGCTATTTTCTGCTTGAGATCCCCCAAATCCTGCACGATATCCTTCCGCAGCACCTTTTTTGTGCCAAAGGATATTATAGTCATCCCCGTCTCTTATAACGTGGATAAGCCCGTACGCTGAAGGATTGTTTGAGCCTTGAATAGAGTCATGGTTGTAGCTATACCAGCCAGCTTCTACAGTTTTCCAGAAACCTACCGAAGCATAGTCTCCTTTTGGTAGACCACGCTTTACGAGAGCATGTTCGACTTTAGCGAATGCTGAGCTGTCAAGGCCGTCTAGTTTGTCGCTATCGGCGGCTTTGGCGGTTGAGTCGAGCTTTCCATCATTTAGAGCATTTATACTCTCTTTTAGAAATTTTGTTCTATTTGCCAGCTGTTTTGCTTGTTTGTTTGAGATACCATCTATCCCGCCCACCACTGGGTCGGTGACTTCAAGCTGATAGATGCCTTCTTCCCACTTGTTTTCTTCTTTTAGATTAGCCATTGTATGCTCCATAGTTGAATTGATCGTTGTATTTTATTTGCCCGTTGTAGATCACGCCGCTTGCTCTATGATCTATACTCACGAGCACACACCTTGCAGGAGCTGCACTCTTGGCAGCCTCGCTTATGCGCTTTGCATTTTGCTTTGAAAGGGGGATGCTAGCAATGATGCTATACTCCGCCCAGTGAGTGTTGCTACCATAAAACCTGTTTTTATCATGCCTTATGGATCCGTCATATTTTTGATTTAGGTTACCCTCGATGATGACTGCACCACTATCTACGCTTTGCACCGCTTTTTTCACAGCATAAAACGAACCGCTGTAAAAGTGAATTTTAAATGCGTTTTTTATCAGCCACCTAGCGTTCGTTTCATTTAGTCCGTCTATATCTACATCAAAGCTAGCTGCTAAAATCGGCAGCAAAGAGGCCGGACAAGAATTGGCGAGCGTATCTATGACGCTGATGTCAAGACTTTCAAGCCTAAGCCCAAAAAGCTCATCGAGCAGCTTATCAAGTTTACTTTTATGATTTGGTAGCAGGCTCATAACTCGGCCTTTTTATAGCTTAGATTAAAATTTAGCCTTATGAAACTATCATCATTTACTTTTGTATCAGCAGTGGGAGCTTTTAAATTTACCCGATATACTCCGTTTTTATGAAGCACAGAGTAGATATAGCTTAAATTTAGATCCTCGCCTAAATTTAGACTGCTCCTACTTGTCTTTATCGTTTTATCGATCTCATCTTGTAAAAACATATCGGTTAGCTCGAGCTGGGCGCTGATTTCCACATCTTTGATAGTCGCGTTTTTGACATTCACTGTATCGGTGAGCGGCCTGACTTTCTCGCCATTTAGATGATCCTCTACGCTTTGACGCGTAGCCTCGCTCATATCGGAGGTTTTCAAATAGACATTCACGATACCGGGCCCGCCGTTTAGCACGCTTACTTCCTCAACCTTTGCATTTGCAGATAATGCTTGATAGATATAGGCTTTTGCACTTCCCGCCGTTGAAAATCTTTCAAGCGAAAGCACGGCTCGCTCACGAAGTCTCTCGTCGCTTTCAGCCTCCGCTCCACCAGTGAAATTTGATGTTTGTTTGGCTTTTAAAACAAATGGCAGCGGTGTTTGAATGAGCTCGCATTTGAGCGCGCTTTCTTTTACAAATTCATCGAGTATGATTTTGCCGGTGGCTTTTAGCTCGCCTTGTTTGATAGTCACACTATCTTTGAGGATAGCGATGTCACTTTTTTCACTTGCAAATACGCTCTTTGCAGGCACGATAGTATCGCTATCTTTTGTGATGGATAGGCAAAGCTCGATGTCAGCTGTTGGCTTTTCTCCTTTTAGCCTCTCTATACCATAGATCGCTACTACGTTGTCAAGATCGCTGCCTGAGGCATAAGGCAAAAGCATGCTTTTCACGCTTTCGTTTATGCGAGCCCTTAAAAGCAACTCACGATATGCAAGCGTTTCAAGTAGGGCCGAGTAATTGTCACTTTCAAGCAGCGCGATCTCCTTATCTGGTAGATAGCTTTTAAAAAGTTCTTTAACGCTTTTTAAAATTTCGTTATAATTAAGCTCTTCGATCACGCCCGGATACGGTAAATTTTTTAAAAAGCTCATAGCTCTATCCCTATCTCGTCGCCGCTAATTAGAGCGATCTTGAAATTTAGCCTATGGTCTTTTAGGCTTATTAGTTTTACTTCGTCTATCTTCACTCTTTTTTCCCATCTCTCTACGGCTTCTATGACGTAGCAGGCAAGATCGGCTCTAAACTCGTCGTCTACCTTGCGGTCTATTAGCTCGAACAAGCGGCTGCCGTATTCTGGCAGCATAACCCGCGAGCCTAGAGGCGTGAGCAAGATGTCTTTTATGCTCTGTTTTATATCCGCTAGATACTTTGCCATCAATCCCTCGCTAGTCCGTTGTTGGTATGGTTGGTTAGATCGCCTCTGCTATCGCTCACGCTTCCGCCAAATTTAGCGTCGCCACCGGTGCTGATCGAGCCTGTTATCTTTACGTTTCCGTTTATCTCAAAGCTTCCAGCCCCGCCATCACTTCCAGCTGTGTTTATACTGCCTTGTATCAAGGTATTGCCAAGAAGTTTTATGCTTGGGCTTTTTATCTGCGTATCAGTCGCCTCTACCTTTACGTTTTTTGCTTTCACGTTCGCATTCTCACAGGTTATGTTTATTTGCTTCGGGCTTGAAATCTCAAGTGTAGAACCGCTTACGTCGTAGCTTATCTTTACACCATCCTCGAATACGCAAATTTGCTTGTTTGTATCGGTGCTTGGTGCAACGTGAGCGCTTTGATAAATGCCTCGAAGCACTATGCCGGCATTTAGGCTACCGCGAATAGGAAGCACTAAGCATTGCTCGCCGACTCTAATAGGAGTCCAGCTTCTGGTAAAAGAGTTGGCTAGCTGCATGACGGGCAAAAAATCAGTCACCATGGAGCCGATAGTTACGCGCGCCCTGTCGCCGGATATTTCACTTATAATGCCAAGCTCTATCATTTGAGCCTATCCTTTATCTCTTTGACGTCGTCATGTATCTCGTTTAACTTTTTATTGTTGGCGTTATGATTATCTCTCATCTTTTCAGCTAAATTTCTCATCGCAAAGGTATTATTATTTACGACCTCATTATTTTTCTCGTTTGCGCGTATAACAAGATCAGTCATCTTGGCTGAGGATCTTTGCGAAAAATAAAATATGATCAAGATGAGTGCAACAAATATAAGCACCAAAAACACCAAAAATTCATTCAGTCCCCAGCCACCCGCACCATTTATCGCGTGACCAAGTTCCCTGATTATGTCATCAGTCCCATCTTGTCCGTTTATGATAGTGCTACCCTCTGCCGTATAATCTCTATTCATTTACTCTCCCCTATACATTGCCTAAGTAGATCCTCGCACTGCAAGTAATAGATCATCAAAGCTTTATGACTTTCGAAATTTCCTTTATTCAGCGGCTTATTTGGCATATTGGCGTCACATCTGACAGGCACGAGCACATCTTTATATATGATATGCGGCTCGACTACCTGACTCGCACAGCCGCTGAATAAAAGCAACGTCAGGCACATCAAAAATAAAATTTTCATTTAAATAGCTCCTTATAAGCCTTCAACTCCGCCTCGCAGCTTTTGTTCTCGATATAAATTTTCTTTACTTTCGCAACTGCCGGCGACTCTTTGGCTTCGGTCCTCACCTGTGCCGCCTTGATAGCGTTGTTTTGCAAGGCGATGTGAGCATTGCAAGCGTTTAGGTTATTTGCACTCGTCGCGTAGTCTTTCGTAAGACGCTCTTGCTTTTCGTTGCAGACTTTAAGCTCGCTACTTAAAAGAGAATTCACACTTTCAAGCTTTGAATTTTCCAAAAATAGATTTAGGCAAAGAATGCCTATAAATGCAGCCAGTCCAAAGCCAAGAAAAGATGTGAATTTACTCGTTAAAAAGTCCATTTAAAACCCTTTTTGCACGATTAGGAGTTTGTTTCGCCCAAAGCGAGTTCATACCACTTTGATAGGCCTGACGATATTCGCCGACCCTGATATGATGAAGCGTAGTGACGAATTTCTTTACGCCTGGCACTCCTATTTGATAACACATTTCTATTACCACGTCTTGTACGTTTTTTGGTTTATCAGTAAGCCAAGAAAAGGTGCCAAATACTTCATCCTTGAGCTTTTTTATTTTTAAATTTAAGATTTGATCTGCTACCTCACGGCTCATCGGCTCTACCTTGCCGCCATTGAGTGCTAGCTCATCACGCGTGAGTGAAGATACTTTAAAGCCATACCCGACCGTCCTAAAGCCTCTTGTGTCTTCATATACGTGGCTATCAAAGCCTTCGTTTTCTTTGATGCTTGAAAGTAGGCTCATTTTTATTACTCCGCATCTTCATCTTTATTTCGTGAGGATTCGTCCTCATCCAAATTTTCAAGCTCATCTTCTAGCTCTTCTATCATTTTGCTTTGGATGTAGATCTGCGCCTCGTTCTCTTGTAGCTCCACGACCGCCCCCTCTAAAAAGAGGCGGCCTTGTATGGATGAATTTTTCAAGACCCTAAATTTCATTACGCTTTCTCCATCAAAGTGACCCATTTTTTGATGACGACTTGGTAGTCGATAGAGACGTCAAATACATACTTCAAAGCGCGCTCCTCTGCGTCATACCAGCGGTTGCGCCTGATGTCAAGCACCATTCCAAGCACTAGGTTTTTAAGCGGGGTCGCCATATATACGCCTCTTGGCATCAGTGGCGTGACTTCTAGCGGGATACCTAAAATTTTCTTAGCTCCGCCCTCGATGAGATGTGATACTGAGTTAAGTGCGGCTAGCTCTTTATTGTATTCTTGTGCGTCAGCAGTGTTTATGAGGATCACGGCCTCGCTTGAAATGTCCGCATGGATAGCCTGTGCTAGCGTAGAAAGCCTGTCGCTGATTTTCTCAGTGCTAGCGTATGTTACCTTTGTTGTTTCGCTAGCATCTTTTGCTACTTGTATCCAGCCTTTGTGAAGTGTCTCGAAAGTATTGTTGTAGGTGTCGCTGTTGCCCTTAAAGCCTAAAAGTGCCATATCGTTGCCAAATGCCGTAGCGAATTTTGAGAAAGTCTCGCTCTCGAAATTTGGGTTTGAGGCATTGTCGTCCAGTGCATCTTGCAGGATCCTCGCAAAGAGCTGAACGTCTTTTGCTTCAAGCTTTGCACCTACTACGCCAAGTGCTGCACGTTGTGCCTCCGTAGGTTTTGAGCCGCTTGGTACGCGAACTAGGATGCCTTGAGCGATGTCCCATGCGTCAAGCTCTTTGCTTAGTTTGCCCATTTTTTCGACATGAATTTTGCTTAAAAAGCCGTTTTTCTCTTTGATGACATCAATGAAGTTATGCGCCTGCTCCGGCGTTAGCGATCCGCTTAGTGTTACGCCGGTAGCACTCATGCTAGCTTTTAAAATTTCGTTTAATCCGTTCATTATAGTATCCCTCCGCTTGCGCTATTTTCAGATTTTTTTAACTCTTCGCTTTGTTTTGATTTGCTTAGCTCTTTATTTACGTCCTCTAACTTTGTGCTCAGTTCGTTTATTTGCTTGCTAAGCTCCTCGATTTTGGCGTTATTCGCCGCTTCGTTTTCGTTTAGCTGCGCTTTTACGAGCTCAGCGACTTCTTCTTTATTCATATTCTCTCCTTTGGATAAAATTTCGTCTTTATTCATATCTTTTGGCAAAAGCCCCTTTACGACCTCTTTGATAGTTTCAATAAGTCCTTTCGGCTCTATCTCTTCACTTTTGATAATGCCACTTCCATACATTGAAAGCCCCGAAAGCTGACCGCTTTTTATGAGGCTTCTTAAATTTTCATCTTCTATTTTTATGCCTACAGCCCAAGCTCCGACCTCGTCAAAAAATTCATCCTTGCTTTTGACGATCCAGCTTTCGCAGATGTAGGCATTTGCGATGTCGAAGTTATGATTTACATCCACACAATAGCTAAGATCCGCCCGCTTCATGAAGTTATAGGCAGCTTTTTTGATCTCTTCGCTGTTTGCGTAGTCTCCTTGGCTATCGACTTCGTCTGGTGCATAGACGATGCCATAAACTACGCCTTGCTCTTCGTCGCTTTTTTCAAAATCTACGCGCAAGAGCTCGTCAAATTTCTCATCTTTGTAGATGATCTTTTTGTTATTTGCACCTGCTGCTACGAGTGAGATTAACTTCACTTGCATATTGGTTATTTCTCTGGCCACTAGTTACGACCTCCTTGCTTTTTGGCGGCATTTTGACAAAAAAATGAGTTTTTAAAAACCTAAATAGCACATATATGTCGTATTTAGCTGGAAATTGAAAAATTTTTTACGTAAAATTGAGCCAAACAAAATAAAGGTAAAAAATGGACTTGATTTTTAAGGCGGCAAGTAGTGGAACTGATAGCTTTCAGCTACGAGAAGAGAGCAAAGACGGTAATGGGCTGATCGCACCGTTTTTTGATTTTGACGCGCTGCTTAATCTATTTTATGCAAATACATTTCATCGCCGTTGCATCCAGCTTAAAGCCTCGCTACTTTCAAATATAGAAGATGGCTCTAGGCTTGAGGGGCAAAGCATGACGCCAAAAGAATTTTTATACGCTTTCATCTTAAATCTTGAAATTTTCGGCAACGCTTTTGTAGAAATCGCTGGCAAAAATCTTTATATATTGCCGTCTTTAGAGGGGCGGGTCAATGAAGCGCACGAAGTCTTTCAAGTTAAAAATGCTCGAAAGATCCCGCTTACCGGTAAACATCTATATTATTACTCGCCAAGGAGTAGATTTTACGGCGAGCCTGATTATTTGGGCGCGCTCTTAAGCATTCTCACAAATCAAAAAGCCGACAGCTTCAATAACGCCTTTTTTGAAAACTCGGCACGTGCTGATACGGCTATTATATTTGAAAACTCTGAGCCAGACGAACAGCAGCTAAACGCATTTAGGGAGTTTTTTAGCTCAAATTTCAAAGGCTACGATAAAGCACATAAGACGATCGTGATGACGGCTGCTGGAGAAAACGCAAAGATCAGGATAGAAAACCTAAGCAAAACGGAAGACATTAGTTTCGAAAAGCTTAAAAATTTAAACCGTGACGAGATCATAGCCGCTCACGGTGTGCCACCAAGAATGTTAGGCATCATGAGTGCGGGGCAACTTGGCGGAAGCAGTGAGGTTACTCAGCAGCTTCATAGCTTCAATGAACTCACCATCATACCAAAGCAAGAGCAGATTGAGTGGTTTTTCGACTCGATCGGCTACCCCATAAAGCTCAAATCTATCGATGTCAGCAGCTTCAAAGACGATAGCGAGCTGGTTACCGGGCTAGTTGCAAACGGCATCTTAAGTCTGAGCGAGGCAAGAGGAATTTTAGGATATGAAAAATAAAGCGATTTAAGATGTTTCAAGGCGTAAGGCGATAAAAGATACCAATAAAATCTTTTCGTTGAAATTGAAGCCGTTTTGAAGCTTTTTGAAGCGGGTTTTAATAAAGGAGTAAAAGCGTTGCAAGAAATCATAAAAGAAATTCGCAGATATAACGCATTAAAAATGATAAGCGATGACGAGATTGTGCCGTATATCGAGATGGCTGATTTTGAGATGAGTAAATATAGCGTGGATAGTCTAAACAAGCTAAAAGCCGCAGCCTTTCTCACGCTCGCACTGCTAGGTCAAAAGCTGTGGCTAAAGGTTCAGCAGCGAGCTAACGAATATGACGAGAGCTTAGATACATTTAAGGACGTGAGGCAGTGGGAGGAGTATTGGATGGATAAATTTTATAAGCTTACGACCAAGAAAAATACGAGCGGCTATCTTTATGCCGCTATTTAGGAGATATAATGAATAGGGATATAAACGAAAGGGAGCTTTTGGCGATATGCGAGGAGCTTATCAAAAAGCACGAGGATGATTATAAAATTTTCATATCCGAGCGAAGCTTTTTAAATCACGCTCAATATAAAGCGGTCTTAACGGTCATCGTTCCGATAAGCTCGGGCGAAGCGTCGCTAAAATCTTTAATGAGTCTAACACCGCTTTTGATATTCAAAAATTCAAGTGTAGATGCGACCGATGAGCGCGGCGTAGACATTTTAAATTTTGATTTCACGCTCGATTACTTCGTATCATCGAACATGGAGGAGTGATGGCGTATCAAAAACAGACAAAAGAACTGATCGTAAATTTACTGGACTCTGGATGCTCTTTAAGCGAGCTAAGCAAGGAATACGGCATAAACATCACCACTCTTTCACGCTGGAAAAATCAAAACAAAAACAAAGACGATGAGATCACGGCTACAAATCTAAAAGCTCAAATAAAGCAGCTAAGTCGTGGCAAAAGCACGGATAGTAAAGCCAAGCAAATCGCTATGCTTAGCGCCTCTCTTGCCCGCCTTGAAGGTGAAGCTCGTAAAAAAGAGAAGGTGAAAAATAAGAAAAAGCCGCTTATGGTGATGAATGCCGACTATGAAAATTTAAAAGCAAAGGCGCTTGATGAGGGCGGGTTATTTAACTATCAAAAAGAGTTTTTAAACGACGCCTCACAGTTTCGCATCGTGCTAAAATCTCGTCAGATAGGTTTTTCATATGTCTCAAGCCTTGATGCGCTACTTGGAGCGGTAGCAGGCCGCAATCAGCTATTTTTATCCGCGAGCGAGGAACAAGCGCGCATCTTGATGAACTATCTCGAGCTTTGGGCAAACAAGCTTGGTGTGTTTTTTACAAAAGATAGCGAATACGAAAAGACGCTTGAAAATGGTGCTACAGTTCGTGTGATGGCGCATAACTTCCGTACCGTGCAAGGCTTTACGGGTGATATTTGGATGGATGAGTTTGCCTGGTATGCCAATCAAAAAAGGATCTGGCATGCTTTTGTTCCATCTATCGGAGCGGTCGCGGGCAGGCTCACTATCCTCTCTACTCCGTTTGAAGAAAACAGCCTGTTTCACGAGCTTTTTAGCGATGAAGTAAAATATTATATGTTCTCACGCCACCGCGTGGATATTTACCGCGCCATAGATGACGGGCTAAATTTCGATCTTGAAACTATGCGTGCACTCTTTGACGCCGATACATGGGCGAGTGCTTATGAGTGCGTATTCATAGACGATGAAAATGCCTTGCTTAGTGTCGAGCTCATCAAAAGCTGCATCAAGGATTACCGCGTAACCTTGCCACCTAAAAACGTGCCACAATATGCAGGCTTTGACGTGGGACGCACAAAGGATCGTAGCGTGCATATCAGTGTTTTTGATGATAACGGCATCAAAAGTCTTTGTGTATATGATGTGCTTGCTAAGGCAAGCTTTGAGGCACAAGAGCAGCTACTCATAGATTTTTTGCGTCTTAACCCACTAGCCATGCAAAAGATAGATAAAACAGGTATCGGTATGCCGGTAGCTGAGCGGCTTAAAAGGCACTTCCCATCGCGCGTACAAGGTGTGTATTTTACAGCTAGCAGCAAAGAAGCGATGGCGTTAAATTTAAAAAAGCACTTTGAGGATAAAACGATCGTTATCCCAAATGACCCTGCCTTGATAGCCGATCTGCACGCTATCAAGCGCAAAGCCGGAGCCAAAAGTTTTACTTATGACAGCGACCGCAACGAGCACGGACACGCCGATCGTTTTTGGGCTTTGGCTTTGGCGCTTAGTTATTTTGAGAAAGTTAGAGATAGAAGGGGTAAGGCGTATATCATCTAACTCTCCAAGTTATTTATATTAGAGAATAGCTCTTGTGCAAATTTAGTATCTTGCCAACCTAGCTCAAATATCTGAGGTTTTGCGCTTTGAGTATCTTTTTGCACACTAAATCCATCCGTATAATACTCGAACGCTATTATTTTGTTCAAAGGGATCCTAAAATTTTTAAGACCACCCGAAAAATAAATGCTTTTATTGGTGACTATCAGAGATCCGCTTGTTTTTGGACCGGCTTCTTCATAATTTACTTTATTGCCTTGAAATTTTCCGACTCTATAATTGATACCTTTTGCCAGTCTTACGCTTACGCCTTTTGAGCCACCGACGTATTTCGTCTTGGTTTTGATCTCGAAATATTGTGCATCTGCAAATATCCAAATGACCTTTTCGCCTTTTTGAAAATTAAAGGTAGTATTGCCGATCGCCTTTACCTCGACACTTGGAAATTTACCATCAGCTATATCATTTATGATCATAGCTTTTAATAGATCCTTATAGTCCTCATCATCATTTAAGGCCGGAGAGTTTGAGAAGTTATAGTGATTTATAAATTTTATCAAAAAATTTCTTTCAAAATCATCTAGATGTCTATCATAAAGAGATTTTTGGATAGAGCTTTTTATAGCTCCTATTAAAATCTTATTCTGCCACTCCCTAGTAACGCCCATCAGCACGGTGTCGATTTGAGAGACTAACGCCTCAAAATCGTTACTCCGCTCATCCAGAGCTGTATGAACTATATTTTTTATTTTGTCTTGATTATTTTTAAAATTTTGTTCGCACTCTTTGTGAGCGCTTTTAAAAAATCCGGCAGGCAGTCCGCAATATATACATGTCCCCATCTTGGCCTCTTTTTGTTTTTTGTATACTGATTATATCGAATTTCTATATGCATTATGATAAAAAAATTAGATTTAGGGTGGGGCGAGATATTTACTTTATTTAAACTCTATTTTTACCTCTTGAATGATCTTTTGTCCGACATCCTGCGCAAAATCTTTTAGCGCACGGTCTAGTCCGCCACCGGTTTGATAAATTTTAAAAGCGTTTAGTAGATATGGATTTGCTTTTGTTCCCGGATGATTTACTTTTTTGCCAAAAAATAGCCCGGCTTTCGTATTTGCCAGCGCCTTTTTATTCTTTGGTCTTATTATGTGTGCCTTGGTACCGCCATGCACATATTTAGCATACGGTACGGCCTTTGTTTGCGTTATCGTTACGCCGCTAGCGGTAGCATTTCTTGCTTTTATATCTCTTTTTAGCCGTCCGGTCACGATCGGCGCGGTTTTTTCTTTTGCGATATTTGCGATCTCGCTTCCAAGCCTGAAGCTTAAATCTTTGAGCTCTTTATCAAAATTTCTCATTTTTTACCTTTGAATATCTCTTTTATCTTGACGAGTGCATCATAAAAAGAGCCCTCAAATTTAGTCTCTTTCACCGGCTCGAAGGCATCGTTTTCAAAGACAAACTCGCAGATCTCACTCATCATCACATCGTCTTTTGCCGCCCTTAGATCCTCGTCTCTCACGTCTATATCAAATATATACGCTATTTTGCCATCAGGCGTTATCTTGTAGATACCAAAACCATAATCAGGAGTGCCTTTTGTATAGGCTGGCACTTGATCGTAGTCCTCGAGCCCTTTTAGCCTTATCTCCCAGTCAATGTCTTCGTAAATATATATGTGAAATTGTCTCTTTGCCATTTGATGATCTCTCTTTTGCCTATTTGGGCGTTATTATTAAAATAACTTTTTAAGTTGTCCTTGTTTTGTTTGTCTCGCGGCCTATACGCACTTACGATATTTTCGCCATCAAACACCATGAAAAGCCCATTTTGAGTCTTCGCGATGAGCTTGTTTTCCTCACCTCTTTTAGGTGAAATTTCAACGATAGAATTTAGCCCCTTTATTATATCGCTTTTGCTTACGTCTTTGTGCTTTTTGAATATATGAGTGTTGTTAGCCTTTAGCACTCTCTCGACCCCTGTTTTATCTATATGCCTTATCGTCTCGCCATTTGAAAGAGGCGATGTGTTCCTCATCTTTACGCCTCCAACTTCTTCCTCGCCTATCCACACAGGTACGATCTCGGTGCGACATCTGAAATGATACGGCGGTAGGCCAAAATCATCGCTTAGTTTGTCGCTTTTACCAAGATACGGTTGCGTGCGCCACACGGCGGCCGCCTTTTTATCGGCGAGATTAACAGCGTTTAAGATATTTTGCGCTTGCGTTTCAAGATGATCTGCCGGGATGATACGCCCGTGCATCGAGCGGCAAATCTGAGTAGTGCGCGCATCCATCACGGCGAGGACTTTATAATACTTCACACCATGCTTTGCTCCCTGCGTTACGGTAGCGACATTGCCCGCTTGAAGGCTTATGTGATCACTCACGCCCTGAAAATACCGCTCATCTGCGTTTATTATAGAGCCAAATTCCTCTTTTAAACGCGGGGCTATCTCGTCAAAGGCTATTTCACCGGTAAAGACCTTTTCGATGCTGTCTTTTAGCCTATCTTGCAAGCTTTTGTTATATTCTTTGCCCATCCAGTAAAAGCCTTTTCGCATCGCGTCTATCGCCCGGGCATCCACTGCGTCAAATGCAAAATCTATCTTTTTGCCTAAATTTGCAGCTACTTTTTTGACCGCCTCTTTGGCGAGCAAGGCGTAGATCGCTTCAAGATCTTTTGGTAAAACGTTTAAATTTGCACTTTTGCACTTATCGATAAGCAGCTTTTTAAGCACTTCAATATCTATCATCTCCGAGCAAAGCGCTAAAATTTCATCCGTGATCTGTTCTAGGTCTTTGATCTGCGCTTGCGTATAGTTTGCCAAAAGCGTTTTTAGATCGCCGCGTGATTTTAAAATTTTATATCTTGCGAGGATTTTTACTAAATTTATCCTCATTTTTCACCCTCGATCTTATCGATATATTCTACGTATTCGACTAAGTCTTTGTCTTTTATCGGCTTTTCTTCGGTGAGCCAGTCATAGCCGCACCTACTACACTTTCTCATGCGTATGTTTTTTAGCCCTTTTATCGTTTTTATTACGGTCGTTTTATCACTTGCACACTTTGGACAAAGCATTATTTCTCCATCTTCTTTAAAGCTATTAATACCTTTGATGCCTCGGTTTTCTTCAAATATTCGATTTTTAGGTATAAATTTTTAGTTACTCTTTTTATGAAAAACAGCAAAGCCCTATCGCTTGTATCGTTTGCTACTCTTTGCCAAAGGCATCTTATGGCGTATATTTGGCTCGCCGTAGCAAACTCTGTCGTAACTGGTTTTGGGCTATCTTTGCCGTCCATAACGGCTATTAAATTTATAAGCTCTTTTACTTTTAACTGCGCACAGCTTTTTACGCTCCATCCGCTTAAAAACTCTTCCCATGCGTCGTTTTGTTTTGCGTGTTTATAAAACGGGTGCGTGTGGATGATTGCTAGAAGCTACTTTCTATATATTTCTTGTTTTTTGGTCATTTTACGTCTCCGGCATATACGCTTTTGCCGCTTTCAAGATCGGCGATTATATGCTTTCTTATGCGTTCAAAGCCCAGTCTTATAGATGGATCCTTGGCTCTGTTTTCAAAGCTGCCGTTACTTAGCTCTTCGTATGGCTTCTTTTCTTCTTGCATGGCTTTTGTATCGCGTGGCAGGCGGTAGATCGCCTCGCAGTCTATCTCGCGAAATATAATGCCCGCTGCTTTGATCGCGGCAAGGTTATCGGCCCAAAACTCTCTTAGTCTAGCTTTGATATTTTCCTTGTTCAGCTCGAAAGTCTGCTTTGCCGCCGGATGCGAAAAGACGAAATGCAAATTTATACCGTTTATCACGGCATACTTAAATATCTTCTCGCTTATTAGTCCATTTAGGGCAAATTTAGCCATATCGTTTATCAGCTTTCTTTTGTTTAGTTCTGTTATAGTTTCGTGCATTTTAAAACCTTTTAAAGAACGTTTTAAGCCGTTTAAAACGCTCTTTAAAGGGCTTAAAGCCCTTTAACGCGAATTCTTAGTTTCGCTCGCCTTACGAATCTAGGTAAAAGCCTATTTTTATCATCCCTTAAGCCCTTAAAGTTGTGCCACAGGCCTTGAAATACGCTTTCTTTCATTTCCCTACCTCCAAACTCTCGATTTTAGGCACTATGCGGAAGCTATCTTTTACCGTCCTAGTTAGCCCTAGCTTTACGAGATCTTCGTCTTTTAGCTCCGCTAGAGCGTCTTTGTTGGGTTTTTCCTCGTATATGATGCACTCTTTGGCTAGCCCGTAGCTTTTGATCGCCTTTAGCAGGCTTTCTACTTTAGCTTTTAT